GTCGTGGCAATTAACAGCGCGGTGGACGCTGCCTCATGGGGCAATTGTCTGGACAAAGACGTCAACCTTGACCCCGAAAAATTGACCTGGTTGGCAATTGACTTGTCACCCGATCGCCGTCATGCCAGTTTGGTCGGCGCGCAAAAATTAGGCGACGAAAAATTTGTTGTCAAATTGCTGCATACTTGGTCAAACGAATTGCAGTTGGACGACAAAGCAATTGCCAATGAACTAGCAGATTATGCGCGAAAGTACCCAATTGAATACGTCCTTTACAGCCGCAAGACCAGTGGCGCGGTGGCGGCGCGGTTAGCACCCGCAGGAATTCCAGTTTTTGAGATGGATTCGTCTTACCCGCAAGCGTGTGACGAAATGTTGTCGGCGATCAACAGTGGTCGTTTGAAGCACAGGGGGCAACCGCAATTGACTGAAGAAATTCTTGCAGCGGTGCAATTGCGTCGTGGCGACGGCGGGTGGGTCATAGGACGCAGGGCGTCACAGTCGGTTGTTTGCGGCGCGGTGGCGGTTGCGCTTGCCACACACTTTGCGACACGCCCAGACAATGACCTTGACATAATGGTTGGTTGACCTTATAAGCCTGCAAGAATTCGCGCATGGCATTTTCTGATCTATTTACCCGCAAGGCTGACACCGCCGTCACGGTCGAAGCCGCACAGGTGGACGCCGCTGCAATCGCGCCGTATTACAGCGAAGTGGGCAATCTATTCCTATTCGGCGGCATTGTTACCGCTTCACGTGCTGAAGCAATGTCCGTGCCAACGGTTGCACGTGCATTGGGAATCATTCAGACAATTGGTTCGCTACCAATGCACACACGCAACGAAGCAACAGGCGAAAAGGTCACACAACCGCGGGTTATCAACCAACCTGATCCACGTATCCCAGGTGCGACGTTTTGGGGCTGGATTATTTCCGATTTATTTTTCCACCCTGCCGCTTATGCCTACGTTATGGAACGGTATGCAGATACAGGAAAAATTCGCGCAATGGAACGCATTGCGCCTGAACGCGTAACTATTACAACCAACGGCATGGGCTACGAAATTGCGTCCTATGCAATTGACGGTGCATTTGTTGACCCTGCAAATCTTGTTGTTTGGAATAACACGCAGGAAGGTTTGCTAAGTCGTGCAGGTCGTACAATTAAGGCTGCTGCCTCACTGGAACGCGCTGCAATGAATTTTGCAAACGAACCAATACCGCAAATGGTTTTGAAATCAAACGGCACATCATTGCCAGCAGACCGCGTTTCAAAATTGCTGACTGCCTGGAAAACCGCACGTGCTTCACGCAGTACAGCATTTTTAAACGCTGACGTAACGTTGGAAACAATTGGTTATGATCCGCGCAATTTGCAGTTAAACGAGGCACGCAATTACGTTTCACTTGAACTAAGTCGTGCGTGTGGACTGCCTGCCTACTTTACTGATTCGCAGCAATCTAGTTTTACTTATTCCAATGCCTTAGACAAAAGGCGCGACCTAGTAGATTTTGCGTTTAGAAATTACATGTCAATAATTGAACAGCGTTTATCTTTTCCAGATTTTACGCCAGCGGGCAACAAAGTTTTGTTTGATCTTGACGATTTCCTACGCGGCAATCCATTTGAGCGCGCGCAGGTTTATGAAATTTTAAATCGTATTGGCGCAATGTCAATCGAAGAAATACGCGAAGAAGAGGACATGCTGCTATGAAAAAAGTAATCACACCAATGAAAATTACTGCTGCTGATTCAAACAGTCGCACCATTGCTGGTCGCATTGTGACATTTGAGGAAACTGGTATTGCCTCAATTGGCAAAGTGCAATTTGCTGCTGGTTCAATTGAACCAACACCCGTTTTGCTTAACCTTGAACACGATCGCACACGCAGAATTGGCAAAACTTTAATGACAGAAATTTCTGCTGACAAAACAGGAATTGACGCCACGTTTAAGATCGCTGAAACAACAGCGGGCAACGACGCATTGGTTGAAGCAATGGAAGGTTTGCGCGACGGGTTTAGCGTTGAAGTTTCATTTGACGAATACGAAACACTCAAGGACGGCACAGTTAGAATTCTTGCAGGTGAATTGACAGCCGTCGCATTGACCAGTGAACCTGCAATTAGATCAGCCCGCGTTGAATCAGTCGCGGCAACTGAGGACGAAAACGAAGTTTCAGATTCAACAATTGAACCTGAAGTTACACCAACAAACGAAGGAGACGAAGTGGACAACACCGTCACACAAGCGGAAGCCGTTGAGACGGTAGAAGCCGCACAGTCAGTAACTGCAACATCAAACAAAGTGGGCGGTTGGAAATCAACACCACGCATTGAAATCACTGCTGCAAAGTACCTAGAAAATAAGGTGCTTGCTGCAACAGGCGACGAATCAGCGCGTCAGTACGTTTTAGCCGCTGACAACACAACTGACAACGCTGGACTTGTTCCAACACGTCAATTGACCGAAGTAATCAACGGGCTTGCAAACACAATCCGTCCAAGCATTGACGCAATTTCAAAGGGTGCATTGCCTGACGCTGGAATGACTTTTGAAATTCCAAAGATCACTGCAGTGCCAACAGTGGCAATCGCCAATGAGGACGCAGTATTCTCCGACACAGATCAAAACAGCGCGTTCCTTTCAGTGGACGTCAAGAAATTCGCGGGGCAACAGAAATTTTCGGTGGAATTGCTAACTAGAACTTCGCCATTGTTCTACGACGAATTATTGAAAAACATGGTTGCTGCCATGGCGAAGGCACAAAATGCCTACGTCAACGGAATCCTGGTTGCAAATGCAACAGTGGACGGCACAACACTTTCAGCACTTCCAACTGCTGCTGAATTGCTTGCATACGTTTCACGCGGTGCAGCAAGCGTTTACACAAACACACAACGTTTCGCAACCAACATCATCATGGGTGCAAGCCAATGGGCAAACGCAATGTCATTAAACGACGCTGGACGTCCAATTTACAACGCTTCACAGCCTTCAAACGCTGCTGGAAACGTTTCACCAACATCACTTCGCGGAAACATTGCGGGGCTTGATCTATACGCTGATTTCTCAGCACCAGCAGGTTCAGACGACGGTTCAATGGTAATTGTTGATCCAAATGCTTACACATGGTACGAAGGAACTTCATACCAACTACGCGCTGAATCAACCGCAGACGGTTCAATCACCGTTGGCGTTTATTCATTCGGTGCATGCGCAACAAAGATCGCAGCGGGCGCGTTCCGTAACAATAAGTAAGACCACCTAATCATGCGGCGGGTTCTCCCGATCTCGCCGCAGCAGATCGAAAGGAACGCTGATGCCTAGTATTGTCACCGCCAGTCAATTGCGAACAGTGCTAGGCGTCAGCGTATCTTTATACAGCGATAGTTACCTGGACGAAATAATCAACACTAGCGAGGCTGTAATTTTGCCAATGCTGGTTGCAAATACTTCAGCGATTCAGTCCTACAAACTAGAATCAAACGTTGCGTATTTTTACACCCAACGCGAACACCATTTTGTTGCAGGTCAAACCGTGATCGTGACTGGTTTGCCAGCACCGTTCACCGCAACACACACAGTCGTTACCGCGACCTTGTATTCATTCACCGCTGCATTGACTTCATCAAATGTCACATTGCGCGAGATCATTCCAATGGGCACGGCGACACTTCAGGGTTATTCAGCCGCTGATTTATACGCAACTAGCGCACCAATTGAATCGGCAGTCCTAGCAGTCAGCGTGGAAGTATTCCAATCACGTGTTGCAGCAGGCGGGCAGATTGAAGGCGTAGATTTTACTAGCACGCCCTATCGCATGGGGCGCAGTCTCACCAACAGGGTTTCGACATTGCTTCAGCCGTTTTTAGACGTCGAAGGAATTTGCCAATAATGCCAGCCAACTCAATTGCTGATACACGCGCCGCCCTAGCAACAGCGTTTACATCACTTGCTGCCAGCAGTTACTCAAGCGTTCCCGAATCACCAATACCACCTGCAATTGTGGTTTTGCCTGATTCTCCCTACATGGAAATAGTGTTGATTGGAAAATCAAAAACACAGGTCAAATTAAATTTTAAGATC